TTCTGTTTTTCTTATAACAATTCTTTGCTTTGGTAGACGAATCGGCGGTCCCTGTTTAATCACAGGCCATTGCGGACCACGGGCCTCGCGGCGGATTCGGCAAACTCCGTCTTTATCAAGAGTTTTTCTGCAACTATTGTCAGCATATCTCTGGTTTGCTGTTTTTGGTTCAAATTTATGATTACAACCTTCGCCTTCGCAAATTTTCATAATACTCCTATAGGGTAGAAACATATATTATCATATGGAAAACCGGTTTCAACGCGTTTATAATGAAAAATTAATATTTTTTATATAATTTTTTTTCTTAGTATGGGGCTTATTGTCATAAGCGGTTTGTCGCATTTTTTCACGATGCGCGGCAGACATCACCGTTCCCTCCTTATGTAAGGCGCTATGCTCTTTGTGGGAGCATAAAAACAAATTATCCAATCTGTTGTCTTCTTTAATTTCGTTAATGTGATGAACCGTTTCCCATGCCTCAAGATATCTTTTAAGATATTTTTCCATAACTAAACGATGTTCATAAGCATATCCACGAATATTTTTCGGATGATCGGGGCGTAAAATTCTGACATAGCCTTTGTCATCAATATATTTACCTCCAGCATAATTCGGGCTATCTTCTCCAGATGCAGGCTTTGACGACCAATTAATATCTTTTCTTTGAGAAGCAAGAACCATTTAATTTGCTTTAAGCAATGCCTCCAATATCTTCTACATAAAGTTGCAGGAGTTTTACAGTGGAACTTGCTGGCACGGTAAATGTAGGAGCATTGACAGAACTTGCGCCCTGCTCTCTTTTTACGGCAGCAAAAAAAGATCGATTAGTGAGTCCAGCCGCCGTAGTAGACAAAACAACAGATAAAGTCGAAGCACCAAATTTACTATCATATGCATTATTACGCAGTGCAATATCTGCAATTGTTGCGCTGGCTCCGGAGCCTGCAACATTGATTAATGCAAAAATTGGTGGGGTAAAATCAGCTGTAAAAATTTGTGTTGACGCACTTATTGTTGAAAATAGACCATCATAAAGAGCAACCGTATATATTGAATCTTCGGCACCTTTAGTGTCAATAACAAACCCAGTAAAATTTAAAGTTACCCTATAAAACCGAGAAGCGGCGATGCTTACTCGGTTGTCAGTACCGCCAGAACCGGTATCGTCTTTAAGGGCAATAATTTCATTATAAGTTCCAAAGTTTGAAAAAGCGCTACTTGCGGTAGTAACTGATTTAAGTTTTTTAATACCTTGTGGCGCGTCATCCGTTGCTTCTTTAACTTGCTGAGTATTTGTGGACATTTGTTGCAATCTGTCACCAGTGATCGGGGTGCCGTCTGTCCAAGAAACCTGGGAATAGTTTTCGTATGCCATTTATCTATTATACCTCATTTTAACTATTCCACCCACCTTGATTGATGTATCTGACCCGTTCTAAAATCTAGCCCAGCAAACTGCTCATATTCTTCTAAACTTCTAACAGGCCCTAATGCATCATCACTAACCCTTCTGTCTGTAAATATTGACCGATATTCTTGTTTTGAAATAACATCCATTTCATTCCAAATTTTTGGAAAATCATTCCACACATGATGTCTTCTTATTTTATTAAAGGGCTGGTCTGAAGCGTACAAATGGGAAATAAGATGCTCTGGGGAAGTCACTAAATTAAATCCATGAGTAAAAGCCCTTGCTGCTATCAGCGGTTCTTCGCCCCAAAATGCAATTTTTACATTTGGTTTTATTTGTGCAAAAGAACCAAATGTAAAAATACATCCACCAGATACAGATGCCGTATAACCACAATATTTGTTTGTTGCATAGGCTGTGTTAAGGGGTATTAATGTTTTTTTAAATTGATCTAAATTTTGAATAAATAAGATTTTTGTTGGATAATAATCTGTATAATATTCACTTACTCCGTCATCAAGATACCAGTATGAAGAAGGATATGCTGTAACTAATGGATTGCTTATCCCAATATCAATATACCAATTTATCATTTCAATTGCTGTTAGATCCCAGTTTTTTGTAAATCTTATATGGGCATCAATTTGAAAATAATAATCTTCATTATTATAAAATTCATTAGCAATATATCTTGATTTTTGCAATCCAATATTTTCCGGGGCAATACTATCAACAAAATCAATTTTTACCCAGTCGGGATAATTTGTATTTATCACTATTTCTGAATCAAATAATAAACACTGGTGAATGCCAAAATGTAATTTATTTTCACCGCTTGCATTATTTACGGCACTAGCAATTGTTTTATTTAATTCAAAATCCCTATACGATGGAATTTGTATAAATATTGAAGACATATCACTCCCATACAGCACTAGCACAAGATACACATATAGAAGATAAAGCTCTTTCTATCATTTCGGAATGCACATCACTTAACCATATTTGGTTTAGGCTATTATCTTTTATTACCATTTCTTTAATGGACATACTGCCGTCCTAAGTTTAGTTTTAAGAACCATAAAGCATCCGCATTGCCTGCATTGCTTTGTTAGGTCAATTAGTTCTGGACAGGTAAGGCATATTTCATATCTTTTTTTGCTTAGCTCATCATCTGTATAATTGGCGGGATTTAACAAATTCCAGGGTCCGGTATCCCCAATTTTTTTCTTATATTCTTGCCAAGCGTTCATTATGGGGCTACAAAATTAGTACCATTCCACATCCATCCAATGTGAATTCCACTTATTTGCTCCTCTGTTACCGGAATAATGGTCGGATTTGATTCCAAACCAGCTATTACCGCTTGTTCATCTTGTATATCGGGCCAAAATATTTTTCCATAATTTTCTTCGTTTACTGAAACATTATATATTTTATATGAATTTAGTGTAGAACCTTCTTCTTGGGAAATTGGATTTATATTTGGACTTTGATTTAATCCATCCATCAACCTAATCATGTATGAATCTTCTGATTCCACAAAAGATATAACTCCAGTATACTCATTGTCTACAAGCACAGCAAAGAACTTTACTGGTCTTAAATCTGGATTTTCTGGAATTTCAAGTAACATATTTCTCCTGTCTTTGCTCAATATTCTATATTCTATTCTATCAGCATCCGATGCCCGTGTCCGTCCAGTCATTCCATTGTGTAAACGATGGACAACTACATCCAGTACATTGTCCGCTACATTCAGTACCCGAGGAGCCATTCGCACCACAAGTACCATCATAATAAATCCCAGATCTTAATTGAAGACCATTGTTGTAGCAACGTTGTTCAAAGACTAACTGACCCACACAGCAAGCGCAAGGCGATGGCGTTGGGGAAGGATCAGGTCCAGGTCCTGGTTCTGGTCCAGGTCCAGGTCCTGGTTCAGGTCCTGGTCCAGGTCCAGGTCCTGGTTCAGGTCCTGGTTCAGGTCCTGGCGATGGTGTTGGTGAGACGCTGACGGGCGGTGGTGAAGTCGAGCATTGTTGTATACAATATGGTTGACCATCTATATAGGCCCATAACTGATCACTGCTAGAATTATAGTAAAATTCAAATGTTTGAGTGCCATATCTGTAAATAACCCCAGAAGATCCATAAGTTGTATGAGGACCATTTTCAACAGACGTTGTTAAAAGCAATTGACCACCAATAAGTTTTGAAATTCCAAAATTATTGTTTCCATCCGCTGGCCCCTCAATCGCTACACCACCACCATTACCACTTCCTGTAAATTTCCCCAATATCATGTCGCCAGAAAAATTACCGCCAGTAACAAGATTATCTCCAGAAATTGCCCACCCAGCAATTTGACCAGAAGTTGCAGTAACTTTTCCTGTTAATTCCAAATTTGTGCCATTGTAGAGCATCCTATTATCTCCAGCGCCAACGGAAAATGTTCCATTAGAATTCCAGTAATTAGTGGTATTTATAAATATAGAATCAGCAGTGATTGTTCCTCTGATTACAGCAATATCAAACTCAGCAAACCCATTGCCATGAATAGCCCATCCAGAAGTATTGGCAACGTAATTGTTACTTTGGATTATATTATTGACCAATACAATATTGGCTGCCAATTCCTCTGCGGTTACGGCGCCAGCAGCAATGTTTACAGATTGAACTGAATTTGGACCAAGACGAACTCCGGCTGGTCCTAAAATATCTGTTGTTATAATATTAGATATTACTGTTTTAAGATTATCAAAATTTCTTTGCTGCGTTATTTGGCGCTGAGAGCTGCCTATTTTGCCAACAACAAAATCATAAATTGAATATTTACTTATATCTATTAAAGAAGATGATGTACCATCATGATTATGGCCACCCTGAAAGAATAAAATTGTGTTTTCAGACGTCCCTTTTGAAAACGGCATTAAACTACCTTCCTTATTACTAGTGATTGAGATACAGTTGAATCATATGTAAAATCTGTACTAATAACCCAATAATCACCATTAATTATATCAAAAGAATTTAAAGAAGAGATCCTTATTCTATCCCCAAGTTGTAATTTTGGTATTGGCAATATATTTAAATTGATAATAGGAACCGGATCTGACATTTTATTAATAATAAAATTAGCTAAATTTTGAGCATGTGTTAAATCAGTAATAAATTCATTTTCTATTATTATTTCTTTAAGACCATATTTTCTTATATTATCATCTAATACTGCTTTTTGTTCTTTAACATCACCGGTTTTATCAGTTATAACAACTGGAATCCCAGCAATGCCAGCAAAATGCTTTTCCCCAGTTAGTGGATTTTCTCCTTCAATGTAAACAATATCTCCATTGACTGTGTTATTGGAGGCGGCTAATATTAATTTAGCACCAAAAGATGTTGGATTATATTTGATCAATTCTATTTTTGGAGGATTAACAGTGCTCATATTTGTAATTAATGGGTTTTCAATCTTGAAAGCCGGGGCCTTGTCATACAATAAATCATAATTTTTTACTTCTCTAACTAAAGTATTGGCATTATGAGAGGCAATAGATGTATCAAACATGCCCCGCTCTAAGGTTAAAAATGAATTGCTTGTTGTATTACCGTATTTAATAATTTCATTATTTATTTTAAGATAACCAGATTTTGCAAAATAAGGGTTATCCGTTGATAAAACATTTATAGATGTATCATTGCTGGACATTGCGCTTGATAATTGTGTAACCCCAAGCGTTGTTGGATCTTCGGCTCTCCAAAGACTTTGTTTATTAATTAAATTATTAGCAACGCCATTAATTTTTACAACAACTTTATTTGTTTGCAATTGAACATTGTAACTTGCATCAATAATGTTGTCTGAATCCGATAATTGGTATTGCACATTTGCATGTTGATCTATTGATGATTCAAAAAATCTATTAAAATGCTCATATTGGGCTATGTTGTTTTCGTCTATATAAAATCTACCCAGATCGGCTAAACTTATATTGTCAATTACTGCTTGAATAGAAGAATCATTGCCATATATAAATGGCATAATCCTCACTTCTTTCATTTGGGTTTCAATATAATTATTTTTAATTTCACCAGAAGTAAATTGTTTATTATGAATTACAAATTCATCAATATAAAAACTTCTCTTTACTGCCGGCGCAACCTCGGCGCCACTTGAAAAGCCAGCCCCTCTTCCACCAAAAGTTAAATCTTTATCTGCAAAAGAAACTAAAGTACCCGATGTTGTAACAGTGTTAGATAAATTTCCATTAATATAATATTGTAAAACATTATTTTTATATGTAACAGCAAGATGATTATAAATTGAATTAGATAAAGCAGTATTGCTGCTTATGGTTTGAATTCCAGAACTTGATACAAATTTAAATCCATTAGATGAATTGGAATTAAAAAACTCAAAACCCGAACTTGGATTAGCATTGCTCCAATTACTAATATATTCACCATCGTTAGAGAAGCTCCCGTTATGAAATTTTAAAAATATTTGAATAGTAAATTCACCGGTATACAAAAGTGATGCTGTATCAAAAATATTATAAGATATATGATACGGAGTTCTTAGGTATGCGTTGGATGACAATAAAATGCTTTTACTACTGCTGTCCGAAACAACGCCACTTGGCTCAGATATAGCAACATTCCCTAAATATATCGCGTCATTTCTTCTGGATGATCTTTCAATTACATTAACATCAGCCGTAGGGGTCCATGAGTTTGATGCAAATGTTAAATATGTATTATCATTTTTAACACCAATTTTATCATTAGCAACCATTGTGTAGCATTCATTTGCATATATATTGCCTTGACTCCCATTAAATGTTCTACCAAGAGATATTTTAAACGGCTCCCCGGCAACATAATTTTGTGTAAAGAATTCAATTCTTAATTCATAAGCCTTGCCAGCAGTTAATGCAAATTCGTTTGAAGAAAAAGTTACTGTCGAACTAGACCCGGAATCAACTAGTCTCCATTCATCTATAATTAATATTTTATTTAAATAAACCCGGCACCCGCCTTTATTAATTGCTAATAATATTTGGTAATCACCAGTTGCGCTTGGGACATAATATCCATCAAATACGCCATTAAAATATTCTCTTACTACTACTGAATTTTTATCAGTAAATTGACCAGATACAAAATCAAGAGCAAGTTGGTTACTGGAAGATATGGCTGATGTTGTGGTGGTTAATGAAGGACTAATATAGGCTTTAACATCAAGAGCTTTTTCATATAGAGTTAACTCCCTGTCATTTGCATCTAATTGAATATCGAAAACCGAATGCAAATCAGAAGATGGTGCTTGAACAAATCTTGCTCGCAAAGATGTTGAAACAATTTTTTGAGAATTGGCTCTGTCTTTGCTATTTTCATCAAATCCATAGTGCAAAATAGCATTATTTTTTTTATAACTTTTTGAAGGGGGGCATAAATATTTAATATCTTTTTTGGGGAAATTTGTCATTAACAATAAATGCTCAACAGCCTCTGCAACAGTAGAATCTTGAAGCAAAAACCCCTTTGTCAACATTTTTTCATTATTAAATTTACTTCTATCTGTTAAATTTGCAGCAACATTCATGCTTGATGATGTTGCCTGCCACTCATCAATATAAAAAACACCATACGGCACATATTCATAAATATCAAACTTAATTATGGAATTTGCACTATGGGCTCTTGCCAAAGTATTTCCAACCCCTCTTTCTATAATGTTAAAAGAATTATTATTACCTTTACTTGCAATAACTATTTCTTGATTAACACTATTTGGTTCTATTGTAAGTAAATAGTAATTCCCGCTTCCACCGGCTGGAAAATCATTTACACTATTTACTGTCCAAACAGTAGCATTGGCAGCAACATTGGCAGAAAGAATAGCTTCTACAAATTGAGTGCTATAGTAATGTATTTGCCATCCGGCGTGAACATGAACGGCAAGATCTTTTTTCATATATTTACCAAAAAGAGAACTTGAATTAAATAAATTAAACTCTTTTCCGGTGTTATCAAATGTAATTGAAGATGTATTACTCCCACTGCCGGCAATTGGTAAACTTGTTTCATGCACATCTCTTACTTTTGACACACCAAAGTTCATTACATAATCGGTCATGTCAAGACGATAAATTGGGGCAACTTCATTTATTCTTGCATAATCTAATGGATTTTTTGTTGTATAAATTGTTAAAACAATTTTATTAATATCATTTGTACTTATATTGTATAGATAGTGTTGAAAAAAATAATTGTTTTCTGGGATTGTACCATTTTCATCATATACAAGATTTACCGTACTATTATATGCTTTTATATTATAACTTTTTATTTGACCATTATATTCTGAAGTTATTATTTTAATTATATTAACTTTTCTTTCTGTAAAAACATATGTTAGAACAACTGGGGTAGTAAATTGATAGCCGCTGAATGTTGCATGTAATGAGTTCGTGCTTTTTACAGATGATTGATATCCAAATTCATAATTTTCTTCTTTTGTTGGGGGCAAACAATGCCACTGGCCATTAGCTGTAATTACATCGCCATTTATGTCTTTTGCATCACATACAGCCCAAGTAAATGACTGTCGTTCTACACCATTAATTGATTCATTTGGAGTAAAATAAAAATCAGCGCCCCTGGATCTATTCATTAATATCTCATTGGCGGATAATGTTCTACCATTAGCTAACATTCCAGCAACATTGAGATTTACTGTATTTTCCGTAATTTTAGAATTTGTATAATTGCTTGTTGCAATATCAGTATTACTCAATTTATCAATGTGACGACTATCTAACCAGTCAATAAATATTAAAGGTTTAACGCTTTGAGCAATGCCACTAATAGCATTATTAAAAGATGTTGATATTTGTTTGTTATATAAGCCGTATTGAAGCATTTAAACCTCTTCTAAGCTCATTGAGCAATCCCAAAAATACACATCATTACTTAAGTCTCTCCTAATTAATGTTTCATTATAATTTTTTATCAATACATTATAACTTGTTTCTGTATATGGGGTTGTGCCAGATTCATCTAAATTAATAATTTTTAACACATGCCCTCTTGGGTCAGCCGCTATTTGGTGAATAAAATCGCGCCCACTTCCATGATCTACAGTATAATTTATTGAATTTGGCAACCAAGACCAAGACAAATTAAATACTTTTCGCCCAGACCTGTTTTGAGATTTATAATATCTATTTTTTCTATTATTCCAATTTCTATTTTCAACAAAAATTGGTTCTACGTCCATAGCCAATGTTCTATTGTGATTTGTTAATGGTTTACCATCAATCATAATTAGTGTTCTATGTATTGAGGAATAAATTGCCGCATTGACATCATTTTCAAACAAAATAAACGGTTCAATAAACATGGCCCCAAAATTTTGAAGCGCAATACGAATATTTGCAAGAATTATCTTACTACCTGTAGTCATTGAGACCGTAGCAGAAAGCGATGCAGAAACAGTTACTATCCTGAATGTTATTGCGTTAGTGGTTGTTGTTACTGTAGCGTCTAAATTAATTACGGCAAATTTTGTCCTAATAGCAGAAACAACAACGCTACTTTCAATGCTTTGATTTGATATAGCAAATGAAGTTTTTGAAGCATTTATTGTTACATTTGATTCAATCAATAAATTTGATTCAATAAGAACAGCAGCATCTGCTGTATAAAAATCAATACCCGAATTTAATGGCTCTGAAAATGAGTAGTAACTAAATTGACTTGGCATATTATCGCTCCGTCAATGTCATAGAGACATCGTAATAAATACAGCCAGTTGTCAAATCTCGCCTTAACAAGGATTCGTTATATGACTCCAGATAGCAATCATAATTGACGAAGCCGCCAGCCGGTTCTAATTCAATTGAAAAAGAAACATAGTTAGAAATGTTTGCAATGCTAAATAAAAAATCACGAGCAGCTCTATTGTCTACAGTTTTGTTTGCCAAATTTGGCAAATACGACCATGTTAAATTAAACTTTTTTTTATTTTTCGTATAAAATCTTCTTTTATGCCCAGAAGCCAAATCTATATCGTTTGCAGATATTTCTTCGTCAATGCCAAGTTTTCTGTTGTGAGCAGTTATCTCTGTATTATTAATTGTTAATAAATTAACTATTGTCATTACAGACCCCTGTTAATCCCATTGTAAGAATTTATAACACGATTTTCAAGACCAGCAGTTTTTTGGTTTCTTGGCAAAATTTTGGTATTGTAATTTTTCATCATTGCATTAAACCACTCTGGTTCTCCAATAAAATTGTCAACATAAATATTTACATTCTGTGTAGAAGAAGTCGTACCGCTAGGAGAAACAGCGTTACTTATTCTCATATTTGGCATGTTAATATTTGGCACACTAGGCATTGTTGGCAAGTTTGGCTTTGATAATCTCATTGTATTTAAACGATCTAGAATATCTGTCCCAATCCTTTGAACTGCCTTATGATTAATTACATATTCTCCACCGTGTAAGATCGCTGGAATCCCCTGCTGGGCTGGTCCATATG